GAAATCGCATCAGGGATGTCAGTGCGTGCATTGTGCGAGGATCTCGAGTGGACTCCGGACAAGAAGACGTTTTACACATGGATGTTTAAACACCCGGAGTTTCTCCACAAGTACGATGTAGCAAAAGCAGCCCAGGCTCATTGGGGCGCGGAGCTCATTGAAGAGATCGCAGACAACGCGACTGCAGAAACGGTGCAGGTAGATAAGCTCAGACTAGAAGCTCGCAAGTGGACTACAGCTCGACTGCTGCCAAGGAAGTATGGCGATCGGACGCAGCTGGACCACAACTCAAGCGATGGATCAATGTCGTCCCAACCGACAATAGTACAGAACGTAATCGTGAGGCCTGGCGATGCAGACTATCCAGTTCAAGACAGCTGAAGTATTTGAACCGCTGCTGCACCCAGCTCGCGTAAAAGCAGCCTGGGGTGGACGAGGATCAGGCAAGTCCCATTTTTTCGCAGAGCTCTTGATCAGAGACGCATTGATGCAGTCAGGACTACGCGCTGCATGTATTCGGGAGGTACAGAAGTCTCTCAAGCAATCATCCAAGCGACTGATCGAGGATAAACTGCAGGCATATAACCTGGGCGAGAATGCCGGGTTTAAAGTTTTCCGCGAGGTCATAGAGACTCCAGGGGATGGAGTAATGATCTTCACCGGGATGCAGGACCACACCGCTGACTCTATCAAGTCCCTGGAAGGTTTTGATCGAGCCTGGATCGAAGAGGCTCAGTCCATCAGTCACCGATCGCTAGAGCTGCTGACTCCGACAATCCGAAAGGATGGGTCAGAGATCTGGGCCAGCTGGAACCCCAACCGGCCAACAGATGCAATCGATCAATGGCTGCGAGGCGAGAACAAGCCAACAGGCTCTGTAGTCGTTAACGCCAACTGGAAGCACAATCCCTGGATTAGCCAGGTGCTGCTGCAAGAGCGGGAAGACTCATTGCGCATGACACCGGACCGCTATCCGCATGTATGGGAAGGTGAGTACGCAACAGTGCTGGAGGGAGCATATTATGCGAGGCATCTGTCAGAAGCTGCGCTTGAAGGCAGGATCGGATTCTTTGGTAAAGATCCTCTTGTTAAGCTGCATGCTGTATGGGATATCGGTGGTACTAGCCGCAAGTCTGACGCTACTGCCATCTGGATAGTTCAGTACATTGGGGAAGAGATTCGCCTGGTAGATTACTATGAAGCAGTCGGCCAGTCTTTCGAGGCTCATGTAAACTGGATGCGCGATCGGGGTTATGAGAACGCAATGTGTGTGCTGCCACATGACGGCAGGAAGCACGACATGGTCTACAACGTCACGCCAGAAGGATTTCTCCATGATGCTGGATTCACTGTCGAGTCTATCCCGAACCAGGGCCCTGGAGCTGTACTGCAGAGGATTGAAGCAGCAAGACGCATGTTCCCCAGCTGCAGATTCCACGATGAAAACACCAAGGGAGGAAGAGAGGCCCTTGGCTGGTATCACGAGAAGCGAGATGAGGCCCGTGGACTCGGTCTTGGTCCGGAGCACGACTGGAGTTCCCACGCAGCTGATGCTTTTGGCCTGGTGGCCATCTACCGGGAAGGCATTGGTCAGACAGACTCATGGGGTGATACAATACGCAGAAATCTCAAAGGTGTAGCGTGATCGATCATGGCAAGAAAGATAGTCAACATATTCGAGGAGCTTAAAAAGCTCGCTGACGAGGCTGGGGTTAACCTGGCAGAAGAGTATCCAACAGTCCCTACACCAGAGCTCAAGATCGACAAGAAAAAGGGCACTGAGTATCTAGGAAAGGGCACAGACGCCTTCAACAAGACTTTTCTCAAAGCACGCGGTGAAGCACAAAAAGATATTACCGCTGGCAATTATGACCCGTTCTTTCCTGTTGAAGATCGGTATTTCGTTGACCCATCAAAATACCCCTTAACCGGCAATACGTTGACAGACGCCATGCCTAAGAAAGCAGAGACAATTGCTAAGAAAAAGGCGGAGCTCGATACACCACAAGCACGCGCAGCATTGAACCAGGCATTTGACGCAGCAGCTGATGATCCACTTGCAGCAAACTGGTATGCGATGGGGCAGCTGGAGCAGTCATTCATCGATACGTTTGGTGAGGAGCTGGGACGCAAATTATTCAAAGAGCGTTTCGCTGATGCAATGGCAGCCACTACTGGCGGCATGGACCCGACTTCTAACCTGGTAGCAGCTCAGTACGGCAACTTTATGCAGAACCTGGGTAAGACATTCCCAGAGGCGTCCTATGAAATGTCGACTCCGATCGGAGGACGTTACATCTCAGGCAACGCCAAAATGTACAACAAGATCACTGCCGGTCAGTCACCAATGACTGCGACTGATCAACCAAAGCGTTTCAACTTCTCTGCAAACTTCCTGGGACACCAGGGACCGGCAACCATCGATGAGCAGATGACGATGGGTATGACTGGCGGGGAGCTCGCAGCACCTCCAAAGAATGCATACGGAATATTAGAAAATATTGTTGCTGAAGAGGCTTCTAAGCGCGGTCTACCTGGAGCATCGAATATGCAGGATGTTGCCTGGGCAGGATTTAAAGGTGAGCCAGGCAAGCCAATGATACAAATCGTCAACGAGGCTATCGAAAGAACAGCGCGTATCACTGGCCAATCTGCAGCTGAGGTAGTCGAGAACTACAAGAAAGGCATGCCACTGTTTGGTGTAGGTGGTGCTGGAGTCATAAGCTATGACGCTCTGATGGAGCAGGGAGCCAACTAATGGCGGCTACTGTCGGCAAGTACGCTCTCAAGGCTGCAGACAATGCAGCTGACTGGATTAAGAACATTGAGTTTGGCAAGAGTGCTGATGCTGTAGAAGAGCTGGGTGATACCAGGGTAATGATCCTGACCACAGAAGGCCTGGACCGTTACTTGCGATACAGCAAGCCTGGACGAGGCAATATCGAGGCGGTCAAAAGCGGTGGGCTTCAGTCAGATCTATACAAAAACAATAGAGCACCTGAAAGATACGCAAACTTTGTCGAGTTCGCAGAGCAGACAGACCAACCAATACATATGCCTACCATCAAGATCGATCCAGATGAAGGGATGCCGTTTATCGATGATGGCATGGTCACATACAGGGCAATGGCAGATGCAGGGCTAAAAGAGATTCCTGTATTAGTGAGAAAGGATGATGTGCGAGAGATCATGCCAAGCATCATCTCTGATGAAGGTGCATTTGGTTTAAGTCAAAGCAGCATACCTGTCACCAAACCAGTAGCTTTTAAGCCAAAAGAGCTCACTCCAGCGCAGCAGAAAGTGTTCGACTATGAAGTAACACAGCAAGGCCGTCCAGCGCATACAGCAAAGAGTATCGCCTTGGGTGAGCTCGATATGAGCCCAGCAGCAAAAGCAGCGCGTAAAGCGGACGAGGGTTTTACAGGGACTGCTTATCATGGCGGGTCACCTGATGTCACAAATGTCAAAGATTTGCCAGACGGTTTCTGGGCCTCAAAGAATCCAATTGTGTCGAACACATACACTAGGTCAGACACAGACTTTAGACCGGCCATGTACGAGATTGCGTACAACCCGTCACAGATGGGGCAGATGGATACCTACGGGTACAACTGGAATAAGCTGGAAGGCGTAGATTTTGATATCAATATGCCCAGCGGTGAAAAACTCAGCTTTGCTGACGATCTTGGATACGGAAGTTTTGTAAGCGGCCAGCCTATTGAAGATACAAATGACCTTGCAAGAATGTCAGGCTTCATGGGTCTCAAAGGTATTGAGATAGACCAGATCAATGACATGGGCTACAACATTGGCGCGGCCAGGCGTTCATTCCGCGACACAGTAGAAAAGGCGAATCCAGGTGCTACAAACGCAGAGCTAGAAAAAGCCTGGGGTGACTTCCTCAAGGATTACGACACCAAGGGTGCGACTAACGTAGTGATCACAGACCCATCGGTTGCGCGTTCAGTAACTGGTGCAGCGTTCGATCCACGCAACAGAGCACTGCCTAATATCATGGGCGGCAGCGGAGCTCTTGCAATAGGCCTTGGTGCTAATGAATCAGAAGCTGGAGTGCCTGACGCAGCTGCAAAAGCAGTCAATAAGGCGATCAATGTCCGGGTAGATAAAAAGGCCGGTATTGATTACGCAGATGAGATACTAAGCGGCAATAAAACCTTTGAGACTCGAAACACAGACAGTTTGCGTCCATATGTAGGGCAGCGCATTGGCATAGCCAGGACTGGGGCTGGAGAGGCAAAGGCTCTTGGTTCAGCAGAAATAGGCGAGCCGATCGTAGTCGATGAGGCAACATTCAGAACGATGCAAGATCAGCATCTTGTGCCCCCAGGTACAGATTTCGACATCAAGCCTGGCGGAACCAAGTATCTCTATCCTGTCAGCAACCCTGAGAGATTTGACACACCAAAGTCTGTAGGACATGGAATAGTGAGTAGAAAGATTCTTGGCGGAGGTACTGGGGCAGCTGTAGGGCTAAGTGCTAGCGATACATCTCAGGCAGCGGTAGAGCAGCTCAACAGTATTATGGAAGGTAGGTTGACCCCTGGATTCAAGTCACGGGCCACACAAGCGCAACAGGTGATCAGCGGCAAAGCACCGATCAACTCAACGCAGCAAGTTGTCTATGACACGATGGCAGCAGCTGCAGATCCAAATCCTGATGTAGGAAGCATTACTGGTGTAGCCAATAACCCAATATCCCAGGGTGCAGGCAAGCTAGGTTTCGCGCTGCAGAATTTCGGCAGCAACATGCAGTCTGCTGGTCCAGCTGGATGGATGGTTGGCACAGCGATCGAGGACCTTGGAAATATCGCAACGAGGGCAGCGTATGGAGAATCAAAAGCAACAGATCCCGCTATGGCCGTTCTTGATTTTCTGGCTGTTACTCCAGGTTCTTACATGAGCCAGGGTATGAGGACCGCAATGGCAGATAAAGACATCGCGCCCATGATATTCCGGGAATTATTAAAATGAGTGATACAATGCACTCAGCAAACAATCGCAGGGCTCAGTAATGGCTATCAGCAATTACACTAATCTCAAGACAACGATCAGTGACTTCCTCAACCGGGATGATCTCGATTCGGTAATACCTACATTTATCCAGCTGGGTGAAGCGCAGATGAATCGTGATATTCGCCACTGGGAGATGGAAGCCAGGTCTTCCGGTCAACAGTCCCAAGGTGATCAGTACATGCAGCTGCCAGCTGATTGGTTAGAGACCATCCGGTTTCATTTGACCAGCCAGGGCACAGACGCAGTCGAGCTCGCATCAATGGCATCGATCGCAGACAAACGCGCCCAGGTAGATGACCAAGCAGGACGGCCACGGTTCTACTCACATGTTCGCGGTGAGTTTGAGTTATTCCCGACTCCCGATGAAGACACCGATTTCGAGCTTTTGTACTACCAGAAGATCCCAGCACTGAGTGATTCAAACGCCAGCAACTGGCTCCTGGAGTATGCCCCTGACATTTACCTATACGGCAGCCTGGCCCATTCCGCGCCATATTTGCAGGAAGATGCTAGAATTGCAGTGTGGGCACAAATGTACGCTGCAGCAGTATCGCAGCTCAACTCTCAGTCAGAGCGAGTCAAGAACTCAGGGTCTGGCATTAGGCTTAACATTAGAGGACTTGGATAATGTCATTCTCAAACTTTTTGGAAACAGAGCTTCTGGACCATGTGTTTGCAAACAACGCTTACACATCACCTACAGCTGTTTACGTTTCACTGCACACTGCAAACCCAGATGAAGATGCGTCAGGTGCTGAAGTGTCTGGTGGCGGTTATGTGCGTCAGGCAGGATCATTCACTGTCTCAGGCAACACTGCGACAACTGATGCGGCTATCGAATACCCAACAGCCACTGCCGACTACGGCACAGTGACTCACGTTGGTATATGGGATGCATCATCAGCAGGCAACATGCTCGCATATGCCGCATTGACAGCCAGTAAGACGATTTCATCAGGGGACGTATTCCGTATCCCAACTGGTGACCTCGACATCACTCTGGACTAATCGATGGCAGGACGCGGATACGGTGTATCTGACTACGGGGAAAGCCTCTACGGTCAGACCAAGTTCCTAGACGGGGTAGCAACTGTTGCCGCGTCTGCGTCTACATCCGCTGTTGGTGGCGAGGTGTTCTATGGTGACGCATCATTCTCAGCGTCATCAACCACTGCATCGGCAGGCGTGTTTGTTATCGATGGTGCGGCCAATACGGTACAGGCCACATCAAGCCTTGCATCAGCGGCTGTAGAAGTCTTTGATGGATTGGCATCGATGGGCGGCAGTGCTGTCGGATCGACTGGTTCAGGCACAAGGGTGCGCGAAGCATCGGCAACGTCCACAGCAAGCGTCACAAACGCCACAGCAAGCCTCCAGTTCATTACTAATGCCGAAGCATCAACTGCATGCTCTGCGTCCACTACAGCGGCTTGTATTCGCGTCAGGCTCGCAGATGGATCGGTCACAGGATTGTCTGGGTTCGATGCTAGTGCAAACATTACTGCTGTTGGCGAGGCAACCCCACAGGGTCAGGCTTCTGTCAGCATCAGCTACATACGAGAACGCAGTGTGGCCGCTAACGCGATCCAAAGCGTCTCTGCTTTTGCTTCTGTCGATGGACGCGAGAAGTGGGAGCCAATATCATATACACCAGTAACATGGTCAGAAATAGCCGCTTAGAGGAGTAACTCATGGCTGATACCACAACAACCAACTACTCGCTGACTAAACCAGAGGTTGGAGCCAGTGAGGACACTTGGGGAACCAAGATCAATACGAACCTCGATACGCTCGATACGCAATTGAAAGCGGTCAGTGATGTGGCTGATGCGGCGGCATCATCATTAACTGATCTTGGCGTAACAGCCACTGCGGCAGAGCTAAATGCATTAGATGGCATCACCGCAACTGTGACTGAGTTGAATCACACAGATGGCGTTACCTCAAATATTCAGACTCAATTAAATGCAAAGGCGGCAACATCAAGTCTTGGTGCGCTTGCCACAGCAAATTCAGTAGGCGCGTCTACAATTGACGATAATTCTGTCGGAGCGGCAGAGCTTAATGTGTCTGGCAATGGCACTTCTGGTCAAGCCCTTACATCAGACGGTGACGGCACTTTCTCATGGGCTGATGCAGGCGGCGGCGGTTTTGTTGTTGCCGATGAGCAAGTATTCGCAAACTCAGGAACATGGAACGCTCCATCGGGAACTCAGTATGTTGAAGTTTTCTGTATTGGCGGCGGCGGAGCAGGCGGGGCTACTCCAAACAACGGTCAAAAAGCGGCCAGAGGAGGCGGCGGAGCAGGCGCGGCTTACGCTTATTATCCAATCAACACAACAGGTAATTCACAGACAGTTACCGTTGGCTCTGCGGGGAACAGAAACTTCAGCAACAGTAACAACAACCCACAAAATGGAAACTCAGGCGGCCAAAGCAAATTTGGTAATCTAGTTGTTGCTAATGGTGGCGGTGGTGGCACTACGGCAAATACTGACTCTGTGCCAAATAATGGTGGAGCAGGAGGCACTGGAACAGTAAATGGGACAGCTAATGCTTCTAGGACTTACTCAGGACAAGCATCTCCTACTAACAGCAATATCAACACAAGGGTGGTGGTTGCAGGAATGGGTGGGTCATCTCAAATCTCAGTGGATAATAGTCGTTCATATAATCGTGCAAGGTTTAATGCTCAACCATTTGGATCGGCGGGAAATGGAGGCGGCACGAGCCGCGTTACAGATAGGGACAGCGGGACTCCCGATCTAGAGCGGGACAGCAGTACCCTCCATTCACCGAATAGCGGTATTGTTATTGTCAAATCGTATAAAGAGGCTTAATGATGATTGCTCATGTGATTAAAGACGGAGTTATTGAAAACGTCATACTTGTAGAAGAAGACTCTGATTTGGAGGCATTGGGCGCACAGGCGATCCCAGATGGCGATTATTATGCAATGGGTGATACATATTCTGGAAATATAAATAATGATACAGTCGCTCTGGCAAGAAAAGACGCTGATATGCAGTGGCGAATCGATGAGCAGTTGCGTAGAACAGCTAATTGGGAAAGCGATTCATATGAAGCAACTCCAGAGCAGATTGCATACAGGAGGATTCTTGAGTCACTCCCAAGTGATGCAAACTGGCCTAATGTGACTATTCCGGAAAGACCGTAAAACACTTAAATTAATGGGGCGTAAGTGAAAGCAAGTACAGAAAATTTTGTTGGGATTTATGAAAACGCATTCTCAGATGAGTATTGTGATGATGTAATTCGAGAGTTTGAAAAATCAGTTGACTGCGGGTTTGCAAAAACCAGACAGCAGGTCAACGATATGAATAAAATCTCGAAAGACGATACGGCAATATGGTCTGGCGAATTGTACACTTCAGAGATAGATTTGTCTGGACTGCACAGTTTAATAGCAGGTCAATTCAATAAAGTATTCTGGGATCAGTGCTACCCCCATTACGCGAATGAATTTGCCGCTTTGGATGGCTCTGGGCATCACAATGTTTATGGCAATAAAGTGCAAAAAACTGAAGTCGGCCAGGGGTATCATCTCTGGCATTATGAATCAGCAAACAGAGAGTGTTGCAATAGACTGCTAACCCACATTGTTTACCTCAATGATGTTGAAGATGGTGGAGAGACTGAACTTCTTTACTTCAGCAAAAGATTCAAGCCAAAGAAAGGCACTCTCATTCTTTTTCCTGCCGCATTCACGCATACACATCGCGGTAATCCTCCACTCAGCAACGATAAGTACATTATTACTGGGTGGACTGAGTTTTAAATGAAGGCCTCCCTGCATCAAGGGCAGTGTGAGTTTTTGGTTGTTTCAGAGTTAGACAAGGAAAAGCTAAAAGATTGCTTTGATGAAGTTAAGCGGTTCCAAAGTAACTATCTGTCGCCAGACAACACTGGTGCCGCAAAAAGTGAGGCGGGAAAAGACAAAAAGAAGAACTCTGGAGTTTTCTTGAATGAGTTATACAACCAAGAAGAGTACGGAAGCTCATCATGCGTACAAATGTTTTCAAATATTTTCAATTACTTAAAGGGTTGTTGCTTCAGTAATAACTCCGCCTTTAACTACATTCATTGCGCTGAATATTTTTCTTGCTTGGCGAGCGCATATAAAGACGGTGATTTTTATGAGGCTCATCGAGATCATGCAAAGTTGACAGTTTTAATGTGGTTCTCAAGTGGTGGTACTGACGGGGGCGACTTAGTGTTTAGTGATTTCAACACTGGAATTAAGTTTGAGCATAACAAAATTGTTATTTTTCCATCTCACTACCGCCATGAGGTCACGCCCATCAGTACCGATCAGGAAGGCTTTGTGAGATACTGTGCGAGTGCATTTATCAACTGAGGCGATGCTATGCCGCTGATTCCCATCAAATTACCTCCGGGCGTTTATCGAGTCGGTACTGACTTTGAAGGCTCAAATAGGTGGCGTGACGCTAACTTGGTGCGGTGGCATCAAGGATCAATGCGTCCGGTTGGCGGATGGCGTGAAAAAGCAGATGCCTCATCTCTAGTCACAGCGGCTCCGCGGGCAATGCACATCTGGGTTGATAACACTCAGAATGCAAACACCGCATTAGGCACAGCCAATGAGCTTGTCTACGTTGCGGCATCAGGCACAGCGACTGACATCACCCCGGCAGGATTTACTACTGGCGATGAAGACGCGGCTATTAACTACGCATTTGGTGGCTCATTCTACGGCACTGGCTTGTATGGCGTTCGTAGGGAAGGCTCTCAGCAATTCCAAGAGGCCAGTACATGGTCACTGGATAACTGGGGCGAGTACCTTGTTGGATGCGCTACTTCAGACGGTAAGCTCTACGAATGGCAGGGAGACACAGAGACTCCTGCCGCCCAGATCAGCAACAGCCCAACATCATGCAAGGGATTGATCGTGACAGAGGAGCGGTTCATCTTTGCTCTGCAAGCAGGCGGCAACCCACGCAAGATCGCTTGGTGTGACCGGGAAGACAATACGCTATGGACTCCTGCGGCTACCAACGAGGCAGGCGACATCGAGCTACAGACACATGGAGAAATCATGTGTGCGGCCCGTATGCGCGGCAGAAGCATCATCCTGACCAACGTAGACGCCCATATAGCGACTTACCAAGGCCCGCCATACGTTTATGGCTTTGAGCGCGTTGGGACGGCCTGTGGGGCTGTATCGCGTAAATCACTGGTTGCCATTGATCAGGGCGCATTCTGGATGGGCCGTGAGTCTTTCTACATGTTTGACGGCTCGACAGCCAAGCAGATGCCATGCGAGGTGCAGGATTATGTATTTGAGGATATGAACGCCAACCAGCATTCAAAGGTACATGCGGTCCACAACAGCGAGTACGGTGAGATCTGGTGGTTCTACCCATCCAACGGTAGCACTGAGTGTGATCGGTACGTCTCATACGACTATTTAGAAAACCACTGGGAGATCGGACAGATCGACAGAACGGCAGGTGCGGACCAGGGTGTTTTTGCAGAGCCACAGTGGGTTGATGCGACAGGCGTGATCTATGAGCATGAGATCCACGGTATTGGTCATGGCTCATACACTCCATACGCTGAGTCAGGACCGATCAGTCTTGGCAATGGCGACACGGTCATGAAGGTCAACCAACTGATCCCTGATGAAGAGACTCAGGGTGAGGTCAACGTATCGTTCAAGACTCGGTTCCATCCAAACGACACAGAACGCACATACGGCCCTTACGACACATCTAATCCGACAAGCCTACGGTTTACCGGCAGGCAGGTTCGACTGCGCGTTGAATCGACAGGCAACCAAGACTGGCGCGTTGGTGTCATGCGGATCAATGCAGAGGCCGGTGGCAGACGATGAGTTGGCTACCGCCCCCGCCACACGGCAACAACTGGTCAGACTGGGGTGAGCGGCTAAACGCTTGGCTCTACCAGACAAAGGACCGGCTACGCCAGCTAACCAGTGGAGAGTCCGCTGCTGAAGACGGCATCCTGATGTGGGATCGAGAGATCGAGCATCCTGTTGTCTCGCTTGACGGTGATTGGGTTCCACTTGGCTATGGCGCGAATGAGCCAGACCAGGGTTATGGATACGGTGCTTTTGTAGACTTCAATGATCAGACAGCATCAACTATCAATACAGCAACAGCGATCACCTGGAGCACTACAGCATATTCCAATGGTATTAGCGTAGGCACTCCGACAAGCCGCATTGTGTTTACAAACGCTGGCAAGTATTACGTTCACTTCACTGCACAACTAAACTCAGCGTCATCGAACGCAAAGACATTCTGGTTCTGGCCACGGGTGAATGGGACAGATATCACTGGGTCAACAATGCGTATCACGCTGCATGACAATGGCGAGGCAAAAACTATCGCCAGGGCAGCAATCTTTGAGGTCAGCGCGGGCGATTATCTAGAAGCGATGTTTGCGGTTGACAGCCTTGATACTTCACTTGAAGCGTATCCAGCTGAGACATTTTGCCCAGCAGTGCCATCAGTTACTTTAATGGTGAAGAGCGTATGACGGCAGTGACAGAGTCTTCACTGTTAGTTCAAGAGATCGAACGGTGTCTACCCTGGATCGCTGACGCACTAGAATACAGCGGAGGTACACATACTCCTGTTGATGTTGCAGAAGGCATACTCAAGGGCACTATGCAGCTTTGGCCGGGACCGGAAGCATGTGCAGTCACAGAGATAGTGGTGTATCCTAATAAGCAAGTTTTACATGTTTTTCTGGCTGCTGGAAAAATGGAAGGCATAGTAGATATGCAAAAGTCAGCAGAGGAGTGGGGAAAGCTCCAGGGCTGCACGGCAATGACGATAGCAGGCAGGAAAGGATGGGCCAGGGTCTTGAAAGACGTTGGTTACCAAGAAAAATTTGTGACGTTAGCCAAGGAGTTAACATGAGTGGCGGTAAAGGCGGCAGCACGACTTCAGCGCAAAAGATCCCTGAGTACATCGAGGACGCATCTAAGCGCAACATTGCGCGAGCAGAACAGGCACAGCAGCTAGGATACCAGCCTTACTATGGCCTGGATGTAGCAGCATTCAATCCTACGCAGCAGCTCGCAGCACAGCAGAACATCAACACAGCCCAGGCATTCGGAATGGCTCCCCAGGGGATGCAAGCGTTCCAAGGAATGCCCCAGGCCCAAGAACAGGGCGGCATGTTTGGTTACTCATCCGCACCAATGTTTGAGCAAGCTGTCGCAGCAGCGCAGCAGGCGGATCCAACCCAGGCACAAATCTATGGCTCACTATTCGGCCAAGATCAAGGATATGGAGCATAACGATGGCTGGAGCAGCACCAGGCGGAATGACCGCTAACCCAATGCAACAGGCCTCACTTGCACAGCAAGGAGCTTTGGCCGGTACGGTAGGCGCGGGCACAACCAACATCGGGACCATTGCTGGCTCTGATATCGGTCAATACCAGAATCCGTACACGCAGCAAGTAATCGATGCGAATACTGCAGACATTATGCGTGGCGCGACAATGGGCATGAACCAGCTCGATTATCAGGCAGGCCGCGCAGGGGCATTTGGTGGATCTCGCCACGGTGTCGCCATGTCAGAGCTTGGACGCGGTGTTGCAGAACAGATCGGCCAGCAGTCAGCTGCATTACGTCAGGCTGGATTCCAGCAGGCACAACAGGCAGCGCAGTCAGATATCCAGAATCGGCTTTCCCAGGCAAACCTTGGTTTAGGTGCTTCACAACAGCTTGGTGCTCTTGGTCAAACATCATTCCAAACCGGACGCACAATCCAGCAGGATCTCGCGCAGCAGGGTGCTATGCAGCAGGCAATGCAGCAGGCACTGATCGATGCAGCGAAAGCTCAATACGCTGGTTACACAGGTGCACCAGCAGCAGGCCTTGGATATACGGTCCAGGCACTTGGTGCAGCACCAACCCCAGTCACCACTACACAGTCACGCCAGCCTGGTCTATTCGATTACCTGACCCTGGCAGCAACAGGCGCGTCTGGCACTAACTTTGGGACTTAACCATGTACAGCATCATGGAAGCAGTAGAGGCCGCGCAAAGACGCACAGAAGAGCGTGATCGTTTAAATCAACAGCGTTCACCATTTCTGCCTGTAGTGCAGCCGATCGCAGAGCCAATGGTGCAGATGGATATGGGTGGGGGCGATGGGCCTGGTATCCAGGACACCCGCACACAACATCAGATGTACCAAGACGCTATCGATGCCAATCAATATGTCGGAGCGATTCCGGTAGTTGGCCCAATTATTGGAATGCTGAATGATGCATTCATTGAGGACTATGAAGCCAAGAATCCAAACATGGTTGTAGGCGGCCCAAACAAGTTTTCAACAATCGGCAAGATTAAAGGCAAAGGCCTGACGGTAGAAGAGCAACTGCAGGCAAAGCAGGATGGTATTGGTCTAGGCAAGATGCTTGGTTTTGGAGATCAAAAGCCAGGAGGCGGGGCACAACCTGGATACTCACTGCTCGATAGAGTATTTGGCACAACCCCAATGAATGTCGCAAAAGAAGGTGACTACATTGGTGTATTCCCTGGCGGGGGCGATGGTGGCGGAAGCGAAGGCGGCCCTATCGGTGGATACGAACAGGAAGACCTCTCATTCGATTCTTTCGCAGGACCAACAGGGTACGCATAATGAACAAGATGATGACAATGTTAGATTTCCTGGGTATGACCGATGAGGAAGGCCAGGTAGACAACAAGCAAGTGCAAAACAGCATGAAGATGATGGCGGAGCAGGCTGCTAAAATGTCGCAGTTTGAGCAGCCAAATATGCAGCTCATGCAGCAGCCAAATCCTATGGCTGGTATGGATCCTCGATCAGTGGTGCGTGAAGGCGAGATAAACCCATACGCCCCTGTCAATTACATGGACCCAAGGTCTGTAGTGCGCGAAGGTGAGATGGGCGGCCCTGTAATGAGAGAGGGCCAAATGAACATGATGCAGCAATATGCTCCACAGAACATGAGCATGCAGCAGATTATGACTATGCTGAAGAGAGCTGGTTACTAGGAGTTAAAATGGCCTTACGTCCTCGCACACAACAAGTCGTCAGCATCGTTGATGAGCTCATGAGGCAGTCTGGGACGAGTCCTGCGACTGCACCAATGATGAGCCCTATTGTTCAATCAGTCCCTTCTGGGCCTTATCAGCCAGGGCAGATAGGACAATTAGTTCCAAGAGTGGAGCCAGTAGCGTCAGATCCAACTCCAAGAGCGTTAGGTGCAGAGGGTGAGTCTGCTATTGCAGTAATGGACACTCCTCCTGATTTAAGAGAGCGCGAGGCTGGGGAAGCGCAAATGCGTGATCTAGGCGGCAAGGCTACGCAAGCTGCTTTGTTAGAGGCTAAGACCCCTGAGCTAAAGACAGATCCTACGTTCCAGGACCGTATCAAAGGATTCTTTGGTGATCGTGGAAACATGCTACGCCTGGCACTAGCGTTTAACTCATTACGAACAACTCCAGACCAGGGCCTAGCGACAATGCTTGCAAATGAGCTTAAAGACTTATCTGCAAGAGGAAGGGCAGCAGAGTCTGCCAATAAGACCGTTGCTGCATTGAGGCAGATTGGCACTAAAGAAGCTCTACAAGCAGCTGACATGATTGAAGCCAACCCTACCCTAGCAAAAGAAATTTACAGCGAATACGCAGCCACTCAATTAAAGATGCCATCTGAGCAGCGCAAAGGCGAGGGCGATATCCGCAAAGAGTTTACTGGCAACGCTGAAGTTAAAGATTTTGGTAAGCAAGCATCTGCGTTCGGGCGAGTCGTTTCTTCAGCCCAAGATCCATCAGCTGCTGGTGACCTGGCATTGATCTTTAACTACATGAAGGTTCTTGATCCAGGATCGACTGTTCGGGAAGGCGAATTTGCAACAGCGCAAAACGCTGCTGGCATAGAGGGAAGACTCAGAAGTCTGTACAACAATGTGTTAGAAGGTACGCGACTCAACGATATTCAGCGTGAAGATTTTGTGAATCGCGCAAGAATGCTTTTCCAGGGCGCGGAGAGCGGATACCAAGGTATTAGAGATCAATACATCGATATTGCCGGTCAATACGGTTACGACACTGATCGTGCTGTCCCTGACCTATACCAAGAGTCATCGAGCCTGGCTAACCCACAGATAAGTTTCGATCAACTTCCAGAAGATACAAAAGCTCGATTCGGTGATGCTGAATCATGGAATAGACACTTCCAAAATCTGCCATACCTTGAGCAATTAAAACTAATGAGGTTGTTGTAATGTCTGAGTTTGATAAAGCTGTCGGAGCGCAGTTAGGTGAAGGCCAGCAAGATTTAGTTTCTGCGCCTCCAGCTGAATCACAAATGCTAAGGACGGCTGCCCAAGGATTATTGCTGGGTTGGGCTGATGAGTTAGAGGCTGGTGTTCGTTCTATGGTTTTCGAGGACCGGCCTTACGAAGAGATTCGGAATGAGATTCGGCAAAAAGTATCTGCGTACCAGGAGCAGAATCCTGGTGAAGCGTTAACAATGGAAGCACTTGGTGCTATCGCTCCAACAGCAGCAGCGTTTTTGATCCCAGGCGGACAGCCAGCGGCAGCAGCAAACACAGCTAGAATCGCAAGCGGAATAGGAAGTCTTGCAAAAAGAGGGTTCGCTGAAGGTGCAGTGACTGGGGCAGGCCAGTCAGAAGCCGATACAGTTTTGGGTGTCACAGGTGATGCGGCAACTGGTGGTGTCACTGGTGCAGTAATCTCTCCTGTTATGGGTGCAGCGGGTAATGTCATTAAGGGCAAGGCAAGCAGCGTGATGAATTGGTTGCGGTCAAACGTGGGTCAGCGTCCTAGCGATGCTGCGATGGCGGAGCTAAAACGCCTTGCAGATGCTACAGGTGATAGCGTTGATCAAATTGTCCAAGATATCCAGGACGGCAAAATACTGGCAGAAAACAGAACTCTTGCAGCAGCTGTCAGGGCCATTAAATCCAAAGGCCCTCAAGAAGCTGGCACTGCACCATCTAACATTGATACCACATTGCGGCAGCGAGCAAAGGAAACATCTGCGCGTGCCGGTGAAGCAGCAGAGCGGGCGTTAATGCCAGGCGCGTCATCAAGAAATGTATTCCAGTCCATTAAGGCATCAGACGATGCTTTGAAAGCAGCAGAAAGGCGCGGATACCAGGATGTATTTGGCGCGAACCCTGAAGTCTCTCCAAACATTGCTACATCCTTAGAAGAGCTTGCAAGAAGGTTCCCTAAACTTGCCGATGAATTAAACCAGGGATACCGGGAAAACAACCTGGTCCCACTGTTCGCTCCAGGGCGATCTGGGACATTGAATCTGCAGCGCGTACCAACATTGGAAGACGCTGAAGTGTTCTATCGTTTAATGCGCGATGAAGGCAATGCACGTTGGATGGCGGGTAAAGGACAAACAGCAGAGCCTCTTACAAATGCAATGGGCATATTTAAGGGGCAGCTGGACCAAACCTATCCTGCGCTTGCTTCAGTCAGAAAGGAAGCAGCCGCTCGACTTGGTGCTAGGGATGCTTTTGACGCTGGCCGTAAAGCGTTTGGCCGGGATGTGGATGAGCTGCAGTTTGAATTTGAAGCCCTCAATCCAGAAGCTAAACAAGCATTTAAGGCTGGTGTGTTGGCAGCCTGGAAGAACAAGGTCAGACGCAGCCCAACAGCTGTTGCACGCGGAGCTGAAGTAACACGCCAAGAGGGTGCTGTACTGAAGACGGTGCTTGGTGAGAACTTTGAGACCATGCTGCAAAAAGAGCTGGAGATCGCTGGTGAATCAGCAGAAGCGGTAAACCGCATTCTTTATGGATCAATGACTGCACCACAAGCTGCTGCAGAAAAAGCCATTGGTTCTGGTCAAATAGGTATGGCGGAAGTTGTCGGGGCGTATAGTTTAGATCCTTTGGCAATGGCGGCTATTGTTGGCAAGTTGGTTCAAAAGAATGCACCAGGGCTTAAGCCAAATGACTACCAGAGAATCACAGAAGTATTGTTGAGCGATAATCCTGATTTTGTTGCTAGAATGCTAAATGACCAAGTCAGCCTGGGTGATGCCTCTCGCGTGATCGAGGGAGCATTGGCAACTGGTGCAGAAGCATCAAGACGGGCTGCCACAGTAACCGGCTCCGGAAGAGCTTCACAGGCTGTGAGTCCTGGAATGCAGGGCATCCTAGATATGGCTACACAAGGAATCGCTCCATGATCGATATTGAAGAAATGGTAGAAGACGCATTGGAAGGCGAAATGGAAGAGCAGACTGAAGATCAGGCATCTCCATTCCAACCAATGGATGAAAGCGAGATTGAAAGCATTGCTCGCGATGCCGTTTCTGATGCCATCGATTTTGTTGAGTCAGAGATCGCTGAAGATCGTATCCAGGCACAACGCTACTATGAAGGCGAAGTGGACCTGGAAGCAGAAGAGGGGCGCAGCCGGGTAGTATCTACCAAGGTCCGCGATACCATTCGCCAGATCAAGCCAAGCCTGATGCGCGTGTTCCTGTCTAATGAACAATACGTTCAGTTCACTCCATCGAACCCACAGGAAGTGACAGCTGCTGAAACGGCAACAAAGTATATCCACTCGCAGTTCACAGAGAAAAACGGGTTCCGCGTATTGTCGGACGTTTTCCACGATTCTTTGCTCAAGAAGGCAGGCATCGTAAAAGTGTACTGGGACACCAGTAGAGAGTCCAAGATACATGAATACTCCAACCTGACAGAAGAAGAGTTTATGGTCCTGGCACAAGACCAGGATGTGGACGTAATCGAGCACTCAGTCACATATGAAGTGCAGATGGACCCTAATGGCATG